GCTCGACCGCCTATCCCCGGCAGCGACCCTGCGGTGCCTTCTACGCTGACGCCTGCGCCGGTATCTGCGGCACCGCCGCCTGCGCCAGTGGCGGCTGCGCCAGAGCCAGCACCAGCTCCAGTGGCCGTGGCGGCACCGGATGTCGGCGGCGACGGCGACCAGCCAGAGGTGGCGTCAGCGCCAGACCTCCCGGCACCCGGCGTCACCTCGTCCGAGGCCCCGGCACGTTCCACGCTGGCCGCTGACGGGCCGCCGCCGGAAGCTATTGCTGCGCTCAAAGCGGCAATGGTGCAGCAGCAGGCCGAGGCCCGGCCTCCCGTGCAGCCAGGGCCGCAGCCGGAAGACGTTCGCAACAGCATCACCAGCGCCCTGATGTCGCCGCAGCGTGAGGCCGAGCGCCCCGCCATGCAGCCGTCAGTCCCCGCCACCACGGCAGCCTTTGCACCACCGGCTGGCGGGCCGCCAGCCACACCGCAGGGAGATCGAGCGCCGTTGCAGATCACGGTGGGCGGGCCAGACATGAAAGGCCGCAGCATTGGCGCGTACCTGAAGCCCACGGCGGTGCCGCGTGGCGTCGAGAACCTCGACCCCAAGGTGCAGCAGTATGTGGCCGAGGTCAGCAAGGCCTATCCCGGCGTCAAGTTCACGTCAGGCTATCGCAGCCCCTCCGTCAACGCGGCGGTGGGCGGCGCGACCAACAGCGAGCATATGCGGCGGTTGGCCGTGGACATGGACGTGTCCGACGTGCCTGCGGACCAGCGCCGGGCGCTGATAGCCGACGCCAGGGCGCGTGGCGCTGGCGGCCTAGGCAACTATGGCGGCAACAGCATCCACGTCGATTTCCGCACCGGCCAGCCGGTCGCCTGGGGTCCAAGCCGGTCCTACACCAGTCTGGGCCAGACCCCAGAATGGTTCCGGGGCGAAGCAATGGCGCACCGCACCGGGCAGCCGCGACCCCAAATCGCAGCGGCGGCACCGCCGCCTCCTGCGCCTCCCGCAGGGCCTCCGGTCAATACCCTGGCAGTACGCCCCAGCCCCATGATGCAGGAGCAGCCGCCCCAGGTAGCGCAGGCTGCGCCGCCCCGCGGCGACCAGCAGGACGCCGTTTTGCAGGACGTACTGGGTGCAGGAGCGCGCCCTGGGCTGCGTGGCGCGACTGCCTCGCTAGGTAGGGCAGGGGTGATGAACGATGCTGGCCCAGACAGCCCCGTAGGGGCCGGTATTGCCGCCAGCGTCGATGCCCGGCGCAACGCCATCGCAGGCTCGCTGTCGGGCCAGCCGCAACCAGCCCCGGCACCGGCAGGCGACGTGCAAGTGGCGCAGGCTCCTGGCGGCACCGCCGTCGATAGCGACACGATCTTCAGCCCGCGCCCGGTCAAGACCGTGCCGGTCAAGCCGTACAGCGACATCCAGAAGGCTCCAGAGGCGGCGCTGCCATCGCAGGAGCCGATCCCTGGCCAGCCGCCGCCAGCGGGGCCGGTCGCGCCGTTCCAGGCCGAGCCGATGACGGCGCGGGAAAAGTGGCTGCGCGACAAGGCAGCCGATCCGAGAATGCCCGACAACTACAAGGCTATGTTTGCGAAGGAGGCTGCCGAGCTGGAGCAAGACCGCCGCAAGCTGGAAGACCGGAAGTGGGATTTGCACAAAACCGAGCTGGAGCGGTACTACAAAAATCCAGAGCGGGAGCTGACCATGCGGGTGCAGCGCGCTCAGCTTGAGAAGGAGAAATTTGAAGCCACCCAGCGCCCCGTCCAGGCGGCCAAGGCGGAAACAGACCTCGCCATCGCGCAGCAGAACCTTGAGAAGTACCGGCGCGAAAACCTACCAAGCTATGTCGAGCGCGAGCGCCTGAAGGCAGAGGCTGAACTCGCCAACGCGCAGCGCACCGCCACCAAGCCAGACAGCCAATCGGCTGGCGGCACCACATTCGAGCGCCCCTACACCGCGCCAGGGCAGCCGCAGCAGCCGTATGCCGTCCCGCCGGGGCTGCCGCAGCCCAAGGAGGAACGCACCGCCGATCAGGCCAAGGCCTACGAGTTCGTGCAGCGGGTGCGGCCAGACCTCGACATCCTCGACAACGAGCTGCAAAAAGGCCGCGTCATGTCGGTGCCAACAGAACGCATTCGCGATCTGCCGCTGATTGGCAACATGACCATCTCCGACGAATACCGTCGCGCCAATCAGGCGTGGACAAACTTTGAAGGCGGCTTCATGCAGCGCGCCAGCGGCGCTGCCGTCAGCCCCAGCGAAGCCATGCGAAACATCCCGGCGTTCAAGCCAATGCCGGGCGACACGCCGCAAGACTTGGCCGACAAGTCACGGCGGCGGCGCGACTTTGTCGATGCCGTCGAGCAGTCATCCGGCTTGCAGGGCGCGTCTGTCATCCGCGAACAGATACAAAAAGCATCCGACGCGCTCTACGACAAACAGCAGACACAGCCAGCCGTTCGCGTTAACAGCCCAGGCGAAGCCCTGCTGTTGCAGCCGGGCCAACGCTTCATCAATCCAGAGGGCCGCGAGCTGGTCGTCCCACGGCGAAAGGTGCAGTGATGGCTGACGCCTGGGATCAATTCGAGGCTGCCAACCCGATAGAGGTTACCAGGGACGACCCGTGGGCGGCGTTCAAGCCCTCGACCGAGCGCAGCGGCGACACCAACACCACGCCGCCGCCGCCGGAAGACAAGTACCGACAGGCGGCACTGGCGGAATACAACAGGCTGCTGAAGATTGGCGCTCCGGTGCCGGGCGGCGTCCCCGGCATTCTTGGCGGCTTCAACGATTACAGCACCCGCGCCGCTCGCGGCGGCGGCTTTGGCTGGGCCGACGAGCTGTCATCAGCCGCCCTGATACCGGGAGCGATGATCCAGCACGGGACGCTCGATCCCACCGAGGCCTACAAATACAACAAGGCCTACAAGACCGTGGAGAACGAGGCGCTCGACCGCTCGACCGCAGGCTTTGGCGGCGGCCTTGCCGAGTTCGCCGGAAACCTTGGGACCGGCGGCGCGCTCACCAGCGGCACCAAGGCCGTGGCGCAGACCGTCCCGGCAGCCCTGGGCTTTCCTGCCAAGACCATCCCTGCCGGTGTCGCCAATACCAGCAAGAACTTCCTGACCGGCGCAGGCATGGGCGGCGTCATAGGTTTTGGCGAAGGCGAAGGCCTGAAGGAAAGCGCCGAGAAGGGCGTTGTCGGCGCAGGCGTTGGCGGCACCTTGGGTGCGGCGCTGCCGGTGGCGTTCGACTATCTGGTCAAGCCGGTGGCGCGAGCGTTCCAGATGCCGCGCATGCAGGCCCCGGAGAACCGGGCCATCGAGCAAGTCAACAAAGCGGTGCGCGACAGCGGCCTGACGACCGAGGAGATAACCCAGCGCATCGCCAACGCGCATGCCGCAGGCCAGACCGACTACACGGTGGCCGACGCCATTGGCCACGCAGGCCACCGCAAGATTGCTGGCATCGCCAAGTTGCCGGGCGAGGCGCGTGAAGAGATTACCGATTTTTTGTCCAACCGCGACCTCAACGCGACGACGCGCATCAGGAACGAGATCAGCAAGGCGCTGGGTGTGCAAGGCACCGCCAAGCAGGCGCAGGAGGCGCTGATCGAGGAGGCTGGCGCTGCTGCGGGGCCTTACTACCGGCGCGCAGAGCATTCGGGGCCGGTGTGGAATAACGCCATCCAAGAGATACTCGACACCAAGGCTGGCAAGGAGGGCATCAAGGAAGGCCTCGTCATCCAAGAGAACCTCGCCGCAGGCAGCGGCAAACCATTCAGTCCAACCGATGCCGCCATCACCGGCTTCAACGAGGCTGGCGACCCCATCATCAGCGGTGTGCCGAATACCAAGACGCTGCACACGCTCAAGGTGGGCCTCGACCGTCTGATCGAGCAGAACACCGATGACCTGGGCCACGTCAACGCCAAGGGTCACTCGCTGATCCAGATGAAGAACCGGCTGCTCGAAAACATGGACGCGCTGAACCCGGACTACAAAACGGCGCGTGAGCTGTATCGCGGCCCGATGGAGGTGAGGAGCGCAGTCAAGACCGGCCAGGACATGGCGCGCACCGGGCGCTACGAGGACAACCTCCAGACGTTTCGTGGAGCGCCAGACCCGGAGAAGCAGGGCATCCGCATTGGCTACGCCGACAAGGTGCTGGAGCCGCTGGAGCGCAGCGGCATCATTCCGGCACAGCTCCGCGAGAAATCTGAGAAGGGCGCGAACGAGCTGGCTGAGCTGTCGCTGTATCAGGGACCGCGCAAGGCAGGACAGCCAGATCAGCTTCGCCAGTTCCTCAACCGCGAAGAGACAATGCGGAAGGGATCGAACGCGGCGCTGGGCGGCTCGTCCACGATAGAGAACGCCGCCGACGTTGCTGCCGGTCCTGGCGGCACCGAGGTGCTGGGGCTGGCGTCAGCGGCGCTCAGCGGCAACCCGGTGGCGGCAGCCAGCGGCGTTGCTCGCTTCGCACACACCCTGGGATCAGGCGAGAGCGCGGCACAGCGCACCGCCATCGCCAGGGCGCTGATGGAGCGTGACCCGGAAGCAACGCGACAACTGATGGAGCGGCTCGACGCCTACGATCTACGCAGGCGGGGCTTCAATCCCTGGACCGGCAGCGTCCGCATCAATCCGTAGGAGAAACCAATGCCACGCGACGGCTCACAGAACTACAGCGTCCCAGGCGGGACCGATGGCGTACCGGACACGCCGGTCGCCTCGACGCCATACAACGCCTTCCTGCGCGATCTAGAGCAAGACCTGAACGTCCCGCGCCCGATCCTGGCGGGTGGCACAAGCGCCGCCAATGCGCGTGACGCCATGATCAACTTGAGCGGCGAGATGGCCAACCAGGGGCCGGTCACCAACTATGCCGACTACCCGTTCCTGCCCGGCACGTTCTACTCCAATACAGGCGCGACCGACGCGCCACCGGCAGGCGGCAACGCCTCCGAGATTTTTCTTGGCATCTGCTACGGCCTGCCCGGCGTCAGCCTGCAACTGGAGTGTCGCGGCTATAACACGCACACCAAACACTTCCGCTCGCAGACCGCTGGCGTGTGGGGCGCGTGGGTCACCCAGGTGACCGCGCAAGTGGATGCCGACGCCATGTACGTCAACGTGACCGGCGACATCATGAACGGGCCGCTGATCATGTCCGGGTCAGCAGAGCCGAAAAACGGCGCTATCGGGTTTGGCAATACCGGCACCAAGTATCTCGCCTACGACGGCGTTGCGGCGAACGCCTTTGATCTGAGCGCGCCGCTGGCGCTGCCTGCCACGCCGCCGCCGCTGGCCAATCATGCCGTGCGCCAGGACTACATGACTGCTGCCGACACGGCATTAAAAACGACAGTGGATGCTTCACTCGCACTGAAGGCCGACAAGTCGGCAATTCAACCAGCCGCGACCGCAGCCGAGTTCACCGGCAATACCGCGCCAGCCAAGATGCTGACGCCGGGCGCGGTGTGGGGGACCGGCTTGATAGGCATCCCCTACGGCGGGCGAATGGATTTCGCGCAGGGCTTTGATTTTCAAATCCCCGGCGGGCCGATCTACAACCCGTCCAATCCCAAGACCGGGCAGAAGGGAACGATCTGGATATACGGCGGCAACTTGTCCTGGGATAGCTGGTTCAAGTTTCCCAACGGCATCAAGCCGGTGCATAGCGGCGGCTACGACATCTGCACCTACTCTGTTTATAACGCCGGTTACATCTGGTGCTGCTACCTCCCGAACATGGCCTGAACGATGAGCAACATTCCCGGCCTTGCGATGATGCTGGGCAAGGTCAAGCCACCGCCAAAGGTTGTGACGTGGACCGGCAATGCCTTCGACGTAAATCTGCGCGCCACGTTCAATGCTTGGTACGGCGCGACCATCAACCCGGAAGACACAATCGTGCTTGTCATCAATCCGGGTGTCTATATTGGCGCGTCATCGACCGGCGCGTGGGCATTGCAGCCGGGCGGCTGGGGCGACTTGCCTGCGAGCGCCACGCTGACCTTGATAATCCAAGGCCGCATCCAGGGAGCTGGCGGCCAGGGCGGCGGTGCCAACAGCAACGGCGGCCTGGGTGGCGGCGGCGCGATGTACATCGACCGTGGCATGAACATCGTCGCCAACGGCGCGCAGATATTCGGCGGCGGTGGCGGCGGCGGCAATTCGCTGATGATCAACGGCGGCCAGCAATTCGGCGGCGGCGGCGGCGCAGGCTACACTCCAGGGCCGAAAGGCGTGTCGAACGTAGGCGAGGACCAGTGGTGGCACCATCCGACAGACGGCACCACTGAGCAGGGCGGCACCGGCTTTCGCGCCGACAACAATCCGGCGATCAACCAAGGCAACGGCGGCGGTCCCGGCGAAGCTGGGCAAGCGGCATACAGCGCCAACCCAGGCTACGAATATGATTTCGGCGGCGGTGGCGCAGGCTGGGCCGTGTACGGCTGGGGCAATTGCTCGTTTGGCAATTGGGACGGCACCAAGAACGAGTTCGTGTACACGGGGGCGCACAACGCAGACATTCGTGGCGGCCTCGCATGACGACCTCTGCGCTGTCCTGGGTGAAGGAGAACTATTTCCTGGGCGGCCTGTTCGTCGCTTTGTTTACTGTGACGGCATACGTTGTGCGGCTTGAGACGCGGGTGGCGACGTTGGAAACGCGAGGCAGCCCGCACCTTCAAGTAATTGATAACCGGCTTACCGTTTTGGAAAGCACCTCAAGCGATAACAAGAAACGGCTGGACAACGTGATTGGTATCATGACCAAAGAACTGCACATTTCACCACAGAGGTGATGCCATGATTGGTACGCTTATCTCAATCGTGCTTTTGCTGATCGTGCTTGGCGTCATCATCTGGGGGATACAACAGCTTCTACCGCTGATCCCGTTGCCAGCGCCGTTCCACACTGTCATCAATGTGCTGCTGACGGTCATCGTTGTGCTGGTGGTGGTTTACATCATCGCCGGATTGCTGGGTGTGGTTCACCCATTGAGGTTGTGATGCCTGTCGCCCTGGTGGCTATCGCCATCCTGCTATCCGGCTGTATCGTGACGGCTGTGACCGAGAAGCCCTACACCTACAGCCGCTACGAGATCGATGCCATCAATGCCGAAACCGCCTGCCGCGCACTGGCGCGAAACATTATCCAGATGGAACGCTGCACAGTCAGGAGATGAGATGAGCAAGCCGCCGCAGGATATTTTCAGTCTCAGCTCCGATGTGGTGAAGCCGCTGGTGCCGCGCATCGAGATCGCGCTGACCGTGCCTGACGGCGTGGACATCCAGATCACGGTCAATGGGGTTGGCGTCCTGATGCAGGACGAAGACGATATTGACCCGGACGCTGAGCGGCCCTAGGTTTCGTCCGCTTCGTTGTGATGGACGAGCAAGGGCAGACGAAGTGCGTCAGCGTTGTGTCCCAGAGTAAGCGCCCGGCAGCGGAAGCCCTCCCCTGCCGGGCGTAGTTGTTTACGCTGCGAGCTGCCGCGCCTTGCGCCGCCGCTGCAACGCCACCAAGCCAAACATGCCAGCAACCAAGCCGGGAAGCCCGGCACCGACTGCCGGGATTGGCACCGCTGTCACGTTTGGTGCGACATCGATACGAAAATGCTCGAAATCGGTAATCGAGCCGCCGACAACCCGAAAATCAACATCCCAGATACGCTCGCCGTCGATAGCGCGAAGGTCGAACCCATTCTGGCCGTTCGTCAGAATGCTGCTGAACAGGAAGTCTTTGAAGCTGCCATCCGCCTCCAGGGCAGTCGCACGAATAAGCAGGGTGCCGCTTCCCTTGATGGAGAAGATGTCTCGCGTGGTGGTGATCTGAGTGAGGTTGGTGCGGTCGAAGACCGTGATATCAAGCTCGCTGGTATTTACGATCTTGATGTCATTGCCGTTGGCTGCACCGGAAAACAAGCCGCCCAGTATGCCGCCGTCAGGGTTAAAGGCCGAGCGGTCCAAGAACCGTACAACCTCATCATTCTGGCCGTTGAGGCGGCCAAGGATCAGGCCAGAGTTAGCGATGTTGGTGAATACGACATTGTTGCCGGTGCCGCCGATGCCTGTCTCGTCGAGCAGGATGGTGGCCTGCGCCGGTAGAACGAAAAACGACGCCGCCAGGACGGCAGCGCCAAGATATCTTCTCATTGTTGTGGTTCCTCTGTGGGTGGGTCGCTTGGTTCAACTTTAGCTTCTTTAGCCGCCTTCTTCGCAGCCGCACGGGCTGCATTCCTCTGACCCTTCTCTGACAAAGGGTCAGTCTTCTCCGCGATCTGATTACGAGCGCGGTACACCTTAGCGTCGAGCTGCATAAGCCCGCGCAACTTTGCTTCCTCCTCTGTCATTTAATCAAGCCTCCAATAGCCGTAGACACAGCGAGTTCCGCCCCGGCATGGATCGTGGGTGTCAAAGCAGACGCCGTCGATGACGGCGCTGTAGTGTCTGCTAAGCGACACAACCAGCCTGCCCAGCGGCACCCCGCCGTAGCCTTCGCCGGGGGCGCGCATGTGCATGGTGCAGCCGGTGCCTATCCCCATCACCGGCACCCAGGTGAAGCCCAGCTCAGCCATGTAGTCCTTGAACCACTTGCGGTTGGTATTGATGCCGTGGTCTGCCGTGTAGTCCCGCCTGCCGGTACGCTTGGACCGGCGCTGGGTGGCGTTGCCGGTGGCGAGGCGGTCGTAAACCTCGCAGTAGGACCGGCCCGTGACGATGGCGATGGCGCGGGTGACGCAGTCACCCTTGGCCTTGCCGCGCCAGCGGGCGCTGGATGCGCGCCCACCGTCTGTGATGATGACTTGCATGTCAGTCCATCCTCGCGATCTCAAACGAGCTATCGGGTTGGATGATGCCGACGTAGCCGTAGGGGTAGAGAACAATCAGCTCGTCGCGCAGCCGGATGCCGCTGAGCGGCTTGAACGGCGGGTCGCCGGGATAGGTCATCCAGCCCGACTTGTCGTCGAACTTGAAGCCCTCCTGCGGACGCCAGCCGCCGCCGTGCTGGTAACCCTCGTCCAGTTGAACCTTGGCTGGACGAGGGTCTTCGCTGTCGAGCATGGTGAGGATGATGCCCCAATCCTCCGGCTGAGCGTTCTTGTCGAACATCAGCATGTCGATGTAGGTGACGTTGCTGTCATCCATGTCAGAACCCCCAGCCATACTTGGCGGCGCAGATGGGGCCGATGCCCCGCTCGATGCTTTCGGCGTTGAACAGCGTCTTGCCGCAGATGCCGCACTCAGACCACGCCTTGGCGTAGGCCTTGACGGCATCGAACGGCGTGGCGGCGCAGGCCAGGATGGCGGCGGCCTCCGCGTCAGTGGCGGCACCCTGGCGGAAGAACTTGCCGCCCTTGAAATAGCCGAGCTTGCGCTCGTCATTCTGGGCGTCACGCACGAACAGCATGCCGTCCCACTTGCTGCCCGGCTTGGGCGAGGAAATGGCAACCGACACCTCGCCGTGCGTCAGCTTCAGGGGCTTCGTGAACACGCCCTTCGCGCCCGGCAGTTGGGCGCGCTCGCGAGCCACTGCGAACGCCTTCTCCAGCGCCGACACGTCAGCGACAGGAGCTGCCGCCGTGCGCTCAGCGGCGCGCTCAGCGTCACGCGCCATCAGCTTGCGGACGGCGGCGAGCTGCGCGTCCGTCAGCGAGCCGTACTGGTTCAGCTTCTCCAGCAGATCCGCTGGGAACGTGAAGCTGCCGCCACGCGCCGCATTGCGCTTGGCCGAGCCTTCCAGCCACGCGACCACGTCCGGGTAGGTGGCGCGGAAGCTGTTGGCGCTGTCGATAATCTCCTGCGCCTTCTCGACACGCTTGGCGAGAGCGCGCTCACGCGACTTGGCGCGAGCCTCAGGCGAGGTGGCGAAGGTGTTCTTGCCTGCGCCCTTGCAGGCGAAGCACGGGCCGAGAGCGCGACCGCTGTAGCTATAGAACGTGCCGGTGCCACGGCACTTGGGGCAGCCTTCGGAAAACACGGTCTTCTCGATGGGCGCGTAGGAAGCAGGCGGCTGCTTCATGCTGATGGGGGAAACAGGCTCGCCGCCGAGGAGGTCAGAGAGGTCGTCATTGAGGTCGCGGGTCATGGGTAGCTCCTGCTGTGATGAACAGGCACCTTATACCGACAAATAGACAGGGCTGTCAAGCTGTCTTGTTCAGTGCCTAACTGATTGATTTTGCTGCTCTCTTTTCTTGAGCATGTCCTTGCCGAACTGCGCCGCCACCCGGAAGAACGCAGCCATTTCCTTGGCGATGTCGCGCATGACGGTCTGCGCCACGCGATGGTCCTGCTCTCCCGCTGCCAGCCGCATGATCTCCAGCATGCTCTGCGCGCCGCGATAAAACCCGACGCGCACCATCATCAAGTGCGCCTCGCTCAGCTCTTCCGGTGCCGACGCCAGCATGGTCTTGATCCAGGCCGCCTCCAACATGCGGCCATCCGCTGCCGCCAAGTTGGCTCGTATCCTCATCTCTTCGTCTGTCATGTTTTCTCCGCGTAGTGTTTGCAGGCCTTGTAGTGCAGCTTGATGCGCGGCCCATGCACACCAGACTGTCGAAAGAACATGAAGCAACCAGAATGATAGTCGGTGTCGAAGTAGTAGCCGCGATGGACGCAGCTCTCGCAGTATTTGCCTTTCGGCCCGTTGCCTTCCCAGCTCGCCATGCCGGGCTTCACGTCATCCTTGTCAGGCACACCCGGCAGCTTGGTCATGGGTATCACGATTGACCTCCCGGCATAATCCGAATAATCTAGACCGTTCCGAATAATCTAGAAAGAGGGTGAGTATGTCAAATCTACCATCAGTTGGCTTGGTAATCGACGCGCTGGGCGGCAACCAGCACGTTGCCGAGCTGCTGGATACGAACGGGAAGGTGGTGAGCTGGTGGCGATCCACAGGTAAATTCCCGGCCAATACCTGGGTCGTTATCCACAAGCAGCTCAGCAAGATGGGCCTGACGGCCCCGGACGAGTTGTGGGCTATGCGCGGCCAGCGCGGACCACGGCTGCGTAAGGCGATCCAGCGGGCCATCGACCGGCGCAAGGTGAGGAAGAAGCGGTGACCGACACAGAAACCACGCCCTGGACCGACGAGGCCAAGGCGTATCTCGCTGAGCTGATGCAGCATCGACCGCCGCTGAACTACAGCGCCATTGCCGACAGGATGGTGTCGCGGTTTCACCGGATCTTCACCAAAAACTCCTGCATCTCGCGGGCGCGGCGCGGCACCGAAAAGAAGCAGCGGGCCAGCAGCCCGCACAAAAAGAAGCGCAAGCCCTACCGGCACCCGGCGGCGAAGCCAGAGCCGCCCAAGCCCGGCGTGACGTGGGGCAAGGTCACCATCATGCAGCTCGATCACCGCACATGCCGCTGGCCGGTGACCGAGGGCCTGCCGCCGTATTTCTACTGCGGCATCCCGCCGGTCGAGGGCAGCGTCTACTGCTTCAAGCATTCACGCATCGCCTATCCGGCAATGGGGAGGCACTAAATGACAATCCCAGAGGTGCGCCGCGAGCTGATGAAGCTGGTGGCCGAGCTGATGCAGTATCCCTACACGCGACCGTTTGCCGACAGGCTACGCAAGCTGGAAAAGGAGCTGTACCGGCGCAGGGGCAACCCGGTCACCAGAATACGGTCGCGGGCCTACACACCGGAGCTGAAGCGGCAGCTCCGCGACTACAAGCGCGCCCACCCGCACCTGTCGATGCAGCAGATCGCCAATCGCTTCAAGACCAACTCAGGCCGCGTCACCGACGCGACATTAGGAAGGCGCAAATGAACGACCGCAGCTACTGCATCATGGCCGTCGATCCCGGCCTCACCGGGGCGGTGGCGTTCTACTACCCGTCAGTGTCGGACCATGTGTCGGTGCATGACATGCCGGTGGTGGAGAGCGCCGTGAACGCCTCCGCGCTGCGCGACCTCGTAGGCAATTACGGGCCAAACATCGCCATCATCGAGCGTGTCGGGCCGATGCCTCGCGACGGCGTCATGCAAGCCTGGAGGTTCTCTGCCGCCTACACCACGGCTCGCGTGGTGTGCGCGCTCAGTCACGTCCCCCAGGTTCTCATCACGCCAGCAAGCTGGAAGAAGGCGATGAAGCTGCCCGGCGGCAAGGACAACAAGGACCGTTCGCGGGGGCTGGCAATGGCCCTGTTCCCCGCGAACGCCATCACATTCGGAAGGAAGAAGGACGCAGGCCGAGCCGAGGCCGCCCTGCTCGCCTATCACTACGCACACACGAAGGGACTGTTGAATGTTGCCATCCTATGACCATCACTCGCCCAGCAAGTGCAACCTGTTCGCCGCCCAGCAATCCATGTGGGTGGCCGAGGTGATCCTGGGCCACAAGCAGCCGGTGTCCATCGCGGCGCATCGCGGCGTTGGCGTCGAAGACGGCGTGACGTGCGGGCTGAAGAACCTCGACCAGCCGGTGCAGGACTGCATCGACGTGGCGCTGACCAAGTACGACACGCTGACGGTGCTGAGCGGCGATCCACGGCGCGACAAGTTTCGCGCCACCATTCCTGACATGGTAACGGCGGCGCTCACTGAGCTGCGGCAATACGGGACGCCAACCGGCATGCAGGGCAAGATCGAGATGCGCTACGAAGGCCTGACCCTGCCGATGCTGGGCTACTACGATTTCGAGTGGGCGCAGCACGGCATCCTGCTCGACTTGAAAACCAGCGACAAGATGCCGGGCCAGATCAAGAACGGCCACGCCCGGCAAGTGGCGCACTACACCGGAGGCAATACCGAGGCGCGCATCGCCTACGTGACCCCCAAGAAGCTGGAGGTCTACATGCTGGAGAACATCAGCGAACACAGACTAGCCCTGGTAGCCATCGCCAAGCGCATCGAAAAATTCAGAAAGCTTAGTGACGATCCGCAATTTTTCGTAGACATTACCGTACCGGACCTCGACAGCTTTTATTGGACGCCACCCGCTGCCAGGGCGCTGGCATATTCAATCTGGGGCATCTGAAATGTCGGACGAAGACGACGGCGACGACGAGGACGACCTGTTCGATTACGCCGAGAGCGTCAGGCTGCGCGACGAAGGCATGAAGCGGGTGGCCGAGAACAACCCGACGTTCTCGTACCAGTATTTTCATTACGTCCTGGCGCTGCCGCTGGGCTGGATCGGCAACAACGAAACCATCATGAAGGATTGGAAGGGCGTAGAGCCGAGACATCCCAATGCCTGGGGTTCTAACCTTGGCCACTGCAAGCGGAAGGGGCTGCTGCGCGAGCTGGAGGAGCTGGGGCGGGTGCCAAACCAGCGCAAGCCCGGCCACGCCCGACGCCAGTGTTTATACGTGCGTGTCGCACCATCCGGCGGGCCTACTGAGGTCGCGCCGGAACCAACTCGTCCAATACCGGGACAATCCGGTGTGGCTGGCAGCGAGCCTGTCGCTGCGTTTATGGAGACGACATAATGTCGAATGTAGATGCTTTCGGACTACCGATGCGGAGCGGCGGCGGCAACAACGGCGAGCCGTTCGCCGTCATCTGCCGCTACGATGCCAAGGCCGGTCGCATGTTTCGCGACGATAGAGGCCAGGACGCCAGCGGCAACTTTGGCGTGACGAAAACCGACATCACCACAGACCCGCAATTCACGGCGATTGTCGATTTCGAGAACATCGAAACCGGGTGGATGCTGTTCATTCCCGGCCAAGCCCCAAACATGGTGCTGGTGCCGATGGGCTACCAGCTCCCACCCAAGCCTACCCCTGACCACAAATCCGGCGTCCGCTTCATGTTGAAGCTGTCTACGGCATGCGCCCAGGGCAAGCAGCCAATTCGCGAGATCACCGGCACCGCCGATGCCTTCCGCAGCGGTTTCGGTGCGATCTATCGCGAATACACGGCGCAGCGGAACCAGCAGCCTGGATTGCTGCCGGTCATTGTCCTGACCGGCACGATACCGCTGACGACCGGCCAGGGCATCCGGCAAAGCACCAACTACGAGCCGCAGTTCAAGCTGGTAGGCTGGCAGCCACGCGGCGATCTGGTGTTCATCCCCAGGGCGCAGAAGCCGCTGGGGCAGCAGGCTGCGCCGCAGCAGGCTCAGCAGAACGTGGGGCTGACCTCGACAGCGCACGGCTTCAGCAATGCCCCTGCTGCGCCGCAGACCGGCGGCACCAGGGCAGCGCCGCCGCAGAACGGCAGCCTGCCGTGGGACGCACAGCCACAGCAGCCGCAGCAGGCACCACAGCAGCGGACAGTATCGGCCAGCGATTTCGGCTGAAGCTGAAATGAGTAACGCCGGGGAGGTGCGGACCTCCCCGGCGCTTGTGTACCCCTGTGTCAGCAAACACAAAAAAGGAACACCCCGTGGATAGCACCAACCCTCTCGTCCCGTCCAGCGCCAGCATGCTGGCGCACGTCGAACACCTGTTTGGCGGCGAGCTGGGCAGCCTCCAGTATGGCCTCATCGAGCTGGCCTGGAACAAGCCCGGCGAGCGGGCCGTCAACCAGGGCCAGCTCTATCCCGCCAACCGGCTGGCGCTGCTGGTCGAGCATGCCGTGGCCAAGAACGGCCAGGGCAGCAACGTCTATATTGGGGCCGCCCTGCGCCAGCCCGGCACGGCTCCCTTTGCCCGCGCCAAGGATGCCGATTTCCTGGCGCTGACGTGCGCCTACGTCGATCTCGACAAGCCCGGCACAGTGGCTGCCGCCAAGGCCAAGTACGGCGAGCTGAAGCCCACCCTGGTGGTGGTGACCGGCCTCGTCCCGGCTCCCAGGGCGCAGCTCTGGTGGAAGCTGGACAGCCCCATCACAGACCCGGCGCAGTCGCAGCTCCTGCTGAAGGCTATGGCCAAGGCGCTGGATGGCGACCCCACCGTGTCCAATCCCTCCCGCGTCATGCGGCTGGCAGGCTCGGTGGCGTGGCCGGTGAAGGAGGGCCGCATCGAGGAGCTGACCGACATGCTGGTGCCGCCGGGGGCCAAGGCAAGCTACGGGGCCACGGCGCTGGGGGCGCAATTGGGTGCGCCCACGCCGGTCGAGGCCGTATCGCAAATGTGGAATAGCGCCATTGCCCAAGCATCCGCCCGGCCAAGGGGTGAAGATACCGGCGGCGAGGCCATCGAGCGCGAGACAGACGCATTTGGCCTGCCCGGCAAGGTGACGAACGGGCGCGAGAAGCATGCGCTCGACACGCTGCTGGCCTGCCTCATCCAGCTCATAGGCGAGAACCCCAGCCGCGCACCCACGCCGCAGGAGCTGCTCGACCTAGCGTGGCCGCAGTTTCGCGACGGCACCGAGCTGACAAGGCCCAGGGCGACGACCAAACAGCCTTGGACAGAAGAGGCATTGCTTGAGCGAGCAGCCTACACGCTCCAGCGTTTCACGGCGGGCGACATAGCAAGCTGCCGCAGCATGGAAGAGGCGGTCGCCGCCTACGCCGCCAAGCAATCTGTCAACCGGCCCGGTGGCCCGGTAATTCCCGGCATTACCGGGCCACATGCTGGGCACGCCCAACCACGCCCGGCCACGCCCATTGCCGTTCACGCTGCGTTCCCCATCGATGCCGCCACCATACCGCCCAGGCGATGGTCCGTGCCGGGCCTGCTGTTGTGCGGGAGCGTGTCTATCCTCGTTGCGCCGCCTGGGTCAGGCAAGTCGCTGCTTACGCTCCAGATGGCCATAGCGGTCGCGGCAGGGGTGTCCTGGGGAGGCTGGCAGCCCAGGGGCAGGCAGAAGGTTCTCGTCATCAACAGCGAGGACGACCTCGACGAGATGAAGCGGCGGCTGGTGGTGGCGGCCAGGGAGATGGGCATAGCGCAGTCGCAGCTCGACGGCTGGCTCGACGTGGCCGAGAACCCGGAGAGCATCATCATTGCCAAGACCGACAGCCGCACCAAGACCGTGGTGAAGACGCCGCTGTCGGCAGACTTGATCCTGACCATCAAGGCCAACGGCTACGGGCTGGTGGTGGTCGATCCGTTTGCCGAGACGTTCCAGGGCGACGAGAACAGCAACAGCGAGGTCAAATGGGCGGGGGTGGCGTGGCGCGAGGTGGCGCGGCAGTGCGGCATCGCGCTGTGGCTCGTCCATCACACCAAAAAGTATGCGGCGGGCATGGCGGGCGATCCCGACGCGAGCCGGGGCGGCGGCGCGATGGTGGGCATCGCTCGCGTGGTGGGGACGCTGTTCACCATGACCGAGGACGAGGCTGACGGCATGGAGGTCGATCCAGAGCGCCGGGCCGACTACGTCCGCTACGACGACGGCAAGGCCAATTACTCCCGCAAGGGCGAGGTGCGCTGGTTTGAGAAGGTCAGCCGGGATGTCGGCAATGCCACGGCCTTCCTGCCCGGCGACGAGGTGGGGGTGCTGCTGAGCTGGAAGCCACCGGACGAGATGGAGGGCATCACTGTGGCTGACCTTAATGCCGCGCTCGACGTGATCGACAAGGGGTTGATGGACGAGCGGGGCAACGCCACCGGCCAGCACTACGCGCCCAGGGCGTCCGGTGCCGACAGCAAGCGGTGGGTGGGTCACGCCCTGGAGAAGCTGCTTGGGTGCAGCAACAAGGCAGCCAAGAAGCTGACCGGAAAATGGATCAAAAACGGGACGCTGGACGTGTTCGATTACTTCGATCCGGTTTTGCGAAAAGATAGGAAAGGCGTCCGCTCAGTGCTGACGAAAAGACCGGGGAGCGTGACCCGTGGATAAGTGCGCCATTCAAAGTTCCAATGGCGCAAAATCGAGGGAAGACTGCGCCAATCAAAAAAACCGTACAAGCTGGAAACAAATGGCGCAAAGCGCGCCATTCATTGCGCGCATGGCGCAATGACAAGTTGTTTCCAGCTTAAGCTGTACGGTTTTGGCGGCGAGTGGAGCGAGTTCCATCACAACAAGAGGAGAGGATAAAATGCCTAGTTCAAGGAAGAAGGCCGAGCATAACCCCAGCCCAGTGTCAGCCGAATGGGAGCAGAGCTATGCGACGTATCTGAGCGGTCGAGCGGTGCTGGACGGCGTAGACGCCCTGGCGCAGGAGATGGAAGCATACTGGGGCTGCGACCGTCTGCGCCTGCTGGTCCCAGAGGACATGCGGGAGCGGTTCGACCGGCAAAGGTTCAAGTTGAACTCAGCCATCATGCACGGCGATCTGGCCGAGGTGCAGCGTGAAGGCCACCGCATGCTGCTGGCGTGGCGCACCCTGCACAACGAGGCCACTGTCAGCGGCGCGGAGAAGCTGACTGACGAGGTTTGGGAGACAGTGACCGACGACGGCACCGTCATCGCCATTGTCCGCACTACGGCGCAAGCCCAGCGGATGGGCGGGCCACGCCACAAAACCGGCAGGCGCATGGTGCTGTACACCCTGGACGAGGTGGCCCGCCTGCTGATGGCCAGCGATGCCGTGCTGCGCGCCAAGCTGCAATGGCCCGGCGCGGAGGTGGTGCGGGTCCGCAGGCCTACAGACCCCATTAAGGACATTCCCGCTAGGGCCAGGAGCCTGGACGACCCTTGGGAGGACATGGACGAAATACTGCGCGGCACCCCGCTGGGCAGGAAGCAGGAGGGCAAACGATGAGCGAATTGAACGGCGGCACGGTAGGGCCGCATGAGGTGAACACCCTGGACGACGTGGCCCAGGCGGCGGTGTCGCATGGCCTGACGCAGTGGCAGAAGATGGTGCAGGAGCGCGACAGCTTTCGGCAGGAGGCCGACAGGCTGCGATCCGAGCTGACGGGCTGCAAGGTCGCCCTGGAGGCCAACGTCAGCTACATCGCGCAGATGGAGAGCCGCATGGCGGATGCCTTGCTGGTGCGGGATGAGGCCGTGCGGCAGTGTGCTGAGGTCAGGACCGTGCTGCACAACATCGTCGCCATAGGGCAGCCGTATCTGCACTCGCAGCTACCCGTCACCCCAGCGGAAGGGCAGGCAGATGACCGGGAGAATGAGCTGGATGCTGTTAGGCGGGCTGGCCCTAGGGTTACCGGCCTCTGAGGCGTTTGCCGCCTGCCTGACCCATGCCGAGGCCAGGGCGGCCTATGGCTACGGGCTGCGCTGGGTCAGCCAGGGCGGCAGGCGCTGCTGGGGGGGTTGGGTCTGGAACCCGAAATGGGCTTTCTAAACGCAACCCCCAGACGGCGACGAAAAGTAGCGAGCCAAAAACGGCCAGCAGCTTTTCGTCCGAGGTCAATCACCAATTGGGTACAGACCCCCCACCAATTGCGGAGGGGGGTCTGTACCCAACCTGGGTGTTCGAGGAGCGCCGTGGGGTAAACTCGCAAGAGTTTACCCCACGGCGTCTGGATGACAATACAACCAGCGAAATACGCGCAATTGCGCCCTATGACGCAAGTAGCGATTTCCCGGTCAGCGTGACCGGGATTTTGCTCATCCTGCTGACGAGTGGCCTTCTGACAGCGTACAAGTTGGGCAAAGAAGCCTGGGGTCACTATGCCTCGCGCCGCGTACCCGGCGACCGCACTGGCGGCAGTCGAAGCCGGGACCGTCTGCTCTGGCTCTTGCTAGGTCAGGAGCCGGAAGGTCGCCAGCGGCGTACCAGACCCCCCGCGTGATCCGAGATATTTGCGGTGGGGGTGGATCAGGCAGGGGGGTGGCTATGTTAGGTACAGGACGCATGGCGCGTCCTGCACCTTCCGCATTCGCTGTTAGCGCAGCAAGTTGTGCGGAGGCTTGGATGGGTGCCGGGGCGGGCGGTGCATCCAGCGCCGCCACTAAAACGCGGATTAGGGCAGGGCGTTCCCGTTCAAGGAGCGCACCCTGCCCTAGACCACAATACTCGATCAGATGCGCCTCAAGCCTCGCCCAGGCTTCGCAGGCCTGGGCGAGGTTGGGAGGGAGGTCTGTCATGCCTCCAAGGTAGTGCGCGGTGGGGTGGAGGGAAAGTAAGCCACGTCCGCAGGCTTCTCGACCATTAGCGCCTTGTAGACGGCGTCCCGCGCCGGGTGATCGACCGCAACGCCATGCTGGCGCAGGAGGTCGAGGGCGCGGGCAAGACCCAGCGTGTAGCCATGCTCGCGGCCCATGCGGACGATGGACTGGGTGAAATCGCTGACCATCACAGCACCTCGCAATCGGTCAGGATGACGCGGTACATCAGGCCGCTCTTGTCGAGCAAGACGTGGGCGATCTCGACGTTGTCGTCCTGGCGCTTGTTGCGCGCATTCAGGGAGGCCGTGAGGCGGCGCGACGACTTGGTGACCTTGGTCACCTCGCCGTAGCGGTCGCCGCGCATCCAGCGGTCAGTGTAGGCCGGGATTTGGACGCGCATGTTATGCCACCTCGATGCGGATGGTGTCGCCTTCGTGCAGTACGCCGGTCTGCTCGACCAGCTCGCAGGCGGCGCGGGCAATGGCCTCGCCGGTCGCGTCTTCGTCTTTCAGCCTGATGCTGCCGAGCGGGCAGTCCAGGGAGTTGTAGAGGGTAACGGTCGTCATCAGAAAACCTCCTGTTGTGATGAACACCGTCTTATACCGACAGCCTGTCAGGGCTGTCAAGCGGTATTTGACCAGTTGACAGGGCTGTCAGGTTGTCGGTATAAGGCTCCTGTTCATCACAACAGGAGCTACCCATGTCCACCAAGTTTGTCATTGTCGAAGAGACTTTCCGGGGCCGCGACTACACGCTTCGCAACATCTCGTTCCCCACCAGGGCGGAAGGCGAGGCCTACATCGTCAAGACCTACAACGAGAAATACCGTGGCCGCTATCGCGTCAGCGAGCGCGTCACCAAGGACATCGACGCATCGCAGGAGATGCACTGCCAGTGCTGCAACCGCCCGATCCACGCGGCGCTTGGCACCATCGCGCACCACGGCTACACGCGCCCTGGTGACGGCTGGCAGACGCGCTCATGCTTTGGCGCGAAGCGCCTGCCGTGGGAGGTGGACCGTGGTGCAGTCGCTGACCTGATTGATCATCTCAAGGAGTGGCTGCTGCGCTCCGAGTATGCGCGCTGCGCCGTGGCCGACGAGATCGAGCCGGTGACGCACAACTATCAAATCTACGACCGCCAGCGTAACCGCTACTTGTCCAAGGAATTGCAGATGACCCGCGACACGTTCGCGGAGTTCGTCAAGCTGAACCCGGACAGCATCTTCACGCACATGCACGACGCCAAGTTCGACACGTTCAAGGACCGCGACCTTGAGCGCCGCGACCAGCGCATCGTGCGCCTCAAGCAGGACATCAAGGAGATGACGGCCCGCTACGCGGGCTGGACGCAGACCCACAAGTGGGAAGGCAAGCGGTGGGTGGCGCTCTAGCGCCACTCACATTCCATCAGCAACGGAGAACCAAGACCATGAGCCAGCAAGACCGAGTAATGACACCGCGCCAGTTCAAAAACGCCATCAAGGAGCTGGGGCTGACGCAGGCCGCAGCCGGGCGCTACCTCGACGTGTCCGAGCGCACCGCCAACCGCTACGCCAAAGGCACCGCCAGGATACCGGCACCCTCTGCCATCCTGCTGCGGCTGCTGATACAGTACGGCATCAAGCCGTTCATCCCCAAGTGGATCAGTCCGCTGGAGGGACGCCGCGACTAGCCTACGCCTGGACGACAGGCCGGGAGGGCGCGTATTGTCCGCAAAGGGCAGTGTGCGCCCTCTTCATTTGCGGGGCAGCATGAGCGGCGGCAAGATCATTCCCGTTATCGCCCAGGGCGACCGCGTCAGCATGGCCAGGATCGAGGCCGCCTCCAACCGGCTGCACGACGAGTACGTGGTGGGCTTCCAAGAGCTGCGCCAGCGCATTGTCGAGCTGGAAACATCGCTGTTGCAGGAAATGAAATACAACGACGCCGAGCTGTTCCGGCAAGTGGACGACATACGGGTCGAGGCCCGCGCCGGGCTGGCCGATCTGGTGGCGTTCGTGGCCGAGCTACGCAAGCGCATCGAGAAGCTGGAGCGGGGGGAGGCACCCAAGTTAAATGGCTAAAGCACCAGCCGATATACGATCTTTGTGCCGGGCCTACACGCCCAACACTGTCCGCATCGTCGCGGGTATCGCCCAGGCCGAGAAGGGCGTCGATGAGGAGACAAAGCTGCGCGCCATCAGCATGCTGTGGGAGCGCGGCTGGGGGCGACCGGCCAGCCCGGTGACCGGCGCTGACGGTGAGGGCGACATCCGCATCACGATTAGAAACATCATCGAGGGCAAAAAGTGAGCGAGCAGGACATTGTCGAGCGGCTGCGCGAGACGGCGGCTGGTGGCCTGGATGAGTATGGCGTTCACTGCGAGATCGAAGCAGAGGCCGCCGACGAGATCGAGCGGCTGCGCGTGGCTTTACAAAAGATTGCTGACCTCAAATACGATCATGAGGAGATGGTTGATGTTGCTAACCTTGCACTCAAGGGAAAGGCAGCATGAAGAAGCGCGACAGCAAGCGGCGCTGGAAGGCGCGAGCTGCAATCGGTCGCGACATACCGGCGCTGGCAATTGTCGAACACAATCTGCATCGATGGTTTGTGTTCAGGCTCCCCGATGTTAACCGGGATTATTGGGTGGCTACCGTGCGGTTGCGTTATGATTGACATCTCGCTGCCGCATAATCAGTGGACGCCACGCCATCACCAGATGCCGCTGTGGCGCTATCTGCGTGAAGGCGGCAAGCGGGCGATGGCTGTGTGGCACAGGCGCGCTGGAAAAGATGACGTTTGTTTACACCACACAGCAATCAGCGCGTTTGAACGGCAAGGCAACTACTGGCACATGCTGCCTGAGTACGCGCAGGCACGAAAGGCGATCTGGGATGCTGTTAATCCTCACACCGGGCTGCGGCGTATTGATGAGGCATTTCCGGCAGAGCTGCGAGCCTCGACACGCGATACCGATATGCACATACGCTTGGTCAACGGCTCGACGTGGAGCTGCATTGGCAGTGATGAATACGACCGTACAGTTGGCAGCTCTGCGGCAGGAGTGGTGTTCAGCGAATACGCGCTGCGCAACCCGGCGGCCTGGGGCTACCTCAGACCAATGCTTGAGGAGAACGGCGGCTGGGCCACGTTCATCACCACGCCACGCGGGCGCAACCACGCACACGCCATGTACGCCTACGCGGCGCAGACGCCGGGTTGGTTTGCCGAGCGCCTCACTGTCGAGGACACTGGCGCACTGACGCAGGACCAGCTCGACGAGACGCAGCGTGAGTATCGTGCGCTGTACGGCTCAGACTTTGGCCGGGCGCAATTCCTGCAAGAGTATTACTGCGATTGGAGCGCATCGATCCTGGGCGCGTACTACGCACTGGAGATGGCGCAGCTCCGCGACGAAGGCCGCATCCTGCCGATAGAGCCGCTCGACAATCAGTACGTCCACAGAGCCTGGGATTTGGGAGTAGGTAGCGACACCTCGATATGGTGGTTCTGCGCCGTGGGCGCGCAGCTCTTCGTGCTTGACCACTACGCAAGTTCTGGCGTGGGCCTGGAGCATTACCTCAACGAGATCGAGAAGCGCGAGCAGCAGCACGGCTGGCGGCGTGGCGTAGATTTTGTGCCGCACGACGCCAAGGTGCGCGAGTGGTTGGCGGGCCGCACCAGGGTTGAGACGATGCGGCTGATGGGGCTGAACCCGCAGCTCGTACCGCAGGCGACGGTCGAGGACGGTCGCAACGCAGTGCGGCGCGCCCTGGCGCTCAGTGTGTTTCATCCGCGCACCGAGGAGACGGGCATAGCCGCGTTGGAGCAGTACCGCAGGGAGTGGGATGACGAGAAAAAAGCTTTTAAGGCGTCCGACATGCACGATTGGACCTCGCACCCGGCTGACGCCTTTCGCTATCTGGCGCTGAGCTGGAAGCTGGCACCGCTGCGCGAGGTGCATGTCGAGAAGCCACGCGGCTTCTTCATCCCGCCACCGGCAGAACCAAGCAAGGGGATCAGGCTATGAAGGAGTACAAAAGGCGCGAGGCGCAGCGCATCAAGCGCAAGGCCAGACAGGTTGGCAAGAAGCTGCCGTGGCGGCAGGCTTGCGACATCCTGACGACGGCCCTGGCGCAGGCGATCTGGCACGAAGGCGGCAGCCGGGACGATGCCCACGCCACTGCCGAGATCGTGTTCTACACGCTCAACGACCAGCTCGACCGCATGTACGGCGACGAGAAGGTTATCCCGCTGCGGCGCAAGGCGAGCTATTTCAAATGACGTGACGCTGACGCAATATGTCTGACGCCAGTTGGGGCTGGCGCAATTCGGAGCAGCCCCAATGGCCGACGACAACGACAACCCCAAGCCAATCGAAGACGACCTTGGCGCGGACGACCACGACTACAATCCGGCGGTAGAGCCTAAGAACGCCAAGGCGTGGCTCAACTTGCTCCTCGAAAGCGAGGACATGTTTGAAGATTGGAACACGCACTGCGACAACATCGATAAGCAGTACGCCAGCATGGCGCGGCTGGCGACGATGTCGCGTGAAAAAGAATTTCAAATGTTTTGGGCGAACTGCGAGGTCATCAAGCCCTCGATTTACGCCAAGCCGCCGCAGCCGGTTGTGGTGCCAAAGTTCAAGGACAGAAGGCCGGTCTACCAAGCCGCATCAGAGGTGGCCGAGCGGTGCGTGACGGTGTCGTTCGACCTGACGCGCATCGACGACATCATGAAGCTGATCCGCGATGACGTGGCGATGATCAGTCGCGGCTGCGGCTGGGTGCGCTACGAGAGCAAGGGCAAGGGCTACTACGACACCGAGCGCGTCTGCATCGAGTTCAAGAACCGGCGCGACTTCCTGCACAGCATATCGCGCAACTGGGAAGAGGTGACCTGGGTGGCGGCAGCGAGCTACCTGACGCGAGGACAGGCGCGCAAGCGGTTCAGGAAGGCCAGCGGCGACGAGTACCAGAACGCCGAGTATCGGGTGGACAAGGAGGGGGCCGAGGTAGGTGGCGCGGACAACAGGGAGCGGGCGAAGTTCTGGGAGATATGGAGCAAGCAAGACAATCGTGTGCTGTGGGTCGCACACGGCTGTGAGAAAATTCTGGACGAGGACGACCCGCATCTGGAGCTGTGCAACTTTTTTCCTTGCCCTAAGCCAGCCTACGGCACGGTGCAGAGAGGCTCGCTGGTGCCGGTGCCTGATGTCTTGCAGTACAAGGACCAGCTCGACGAGCTGAACATGCTGACGGGCCGCATCCACGCGCTGAGCGAGGTGCTGGAGGCGAAGGGCTTCTATCCGAGCGGCGGCACCGAAATGGCCGACGCCATCGAGACGGCGGTGAAGACCAAGACCAGCGGACGCATGCTGGTGCCTATCGCCAACTGGGCCGCATTTGGCACCTCGAAAGAGGTCATCATCTGGATGCCCATCGACCAGATCGCGCAGACCATCACCGGCCTAGTGGCGCTGCGAAAGCAAGTCATTGAGGACATCTACCAAGTGATGGGCCTGAGCGACATTATGCGGGGCGATACCGATCCGCAGGAAACGCTGGGCGCTCAGCGGCTCAAGACTGAGTATGGTTCTAAGCGCATCAAAGACAAGCAGCAGGAGCTTGTCAGGTTCGCTCGCGACCTTGTCGAACTGTCCCTCGACATCATCACTGACAAGTTCAATCCAGTCACCATCATCGAGATGAGCCAGACGCAGCTTCCAACGCAGGCGATGGTTCAACAGAAGATCTCCGAAGTGATGCAGCAGATGCAAGCGCAGCAGAACCAGATGCAGCAGCTCATGCAGATGCCACAAGTTCAGCAGATGGCGCAGCAGAACCCAGAGCAGGCGCAGCAAGTAGCGCAGCAAGCGCAGAAGAGCCAGGAAGCTGCGGTGCAGACTATCAATCAGCTACGCGAGAAGCCAACCATCGAACAGGTGCTGAAGTTCCTGAAGGACCGCCGGGCCAAGTCGTTCATCCTCGACATCGAGACAGACAGCACCATCATGGCCGACGAGCAGGCCGAGAAGCAGCAGCGTACCGAGTTCGTGCAGATGCTTGGCGGTTTGCTGCCGCAGCTCTCGCAGATGATCGTGGCCGAGCCTTCGACCGCCGAGTTCTGCGGCGAGCTGCTGAAGTTCGCCACGGCACCGTTCCGCGCCGGGCGTTCGCTCGACGGCACCATCGACGAGCTGGTCGAGCAGATGAAGACCAAGGGCCAGAGCATGCCGCCCAACCCGCAGATGGAGGCCGTCAAGAGCAACGAGAAGATCGAGATGGCGAAGATACAGCAAAAGCAGCAGACCGACGCGCAGCAGCTCAAGATCAATCAGCAGGAGCTGGTGGATAAAAACCGGCAGCACGAAGAGAAGATGGCCAACGACCGCAAGATCGCCTGGGCCAACGCGCAGATCAAGCTGAGCGACACCGAGGGCAAGGCTGTCATCCAGCAGGAGAAGGTGCTGGAGAACCGCGAGGCGCATCAGGCGCACATGCGCGAGAACGAGCAGAAGATGGCTGTGAACGCGCAGAAGGCGCAGATGACGGCGACGGCGGCGCAGAACAAGCAGCACGACATGCAGGCGCAGTCCGAGCAGCGCAGGCAGCAGCATGAGATGAAGATGATGCAGCCCAAGCCAATGGGACGGCAGTGATGGACCCGGAAGATTGGCAGATGGGGGAGCTGGCGGCGCAGGACGGCTACGCGGCCATGCCGGTGTCGAGCAACGTCATTGATCGAAGATCGTTCGTGCCTGACAAGCCTTACGAGCAGCCCAGCGACGAGGAGATGTTTCAGTACGAGCTGATGAAGAAGATGATTGGCAGCGGGACGTTGCTCCCCGGCGAGCTGGGGCGCGGCCCGCCAATGGATGAACCGATGCTTCCTGGCGAACCAGATGGAGTGCCGCCGCCACCGCTCAATCTGGAGCCGATGCCCGGCTCGACCGGCGACGACGAGCTGGACGATGCGCGTGGTGGCTTACGGCCAATGACCCGCGAGGAGCTGGATCAATTCGAGACGCAGATGGCGGCAGGCAGGCCGAAAACGCGGGAGGAGATGGCGCAACTGATGGGCCGCCCCTACGACCCGTGGGGCTTACGCAAGAGCGCCGAGAACCGCATCGAGGCCGACAAGCTGTCCTACCTGGGCCTCGTCCCGCCCTACGGCGGCATGGGCAGCATCATCCGGCCCTCGACGCCGCAGGCCAACTTCGACGCCTACCTCGACCAGCGCCGTGGGTTTGAGCCGGAAGGATTAAGCGAGCGCATTAGTCCCAACTATCCAATGGATGACCTCGACGTGCGGCGGGGGCGGCGATGAGCGATTGGTATTCACAGCAACCCGACACGCTGGAAAGCATCATGGGCGAGCTGGCGGCCACCGACAGGCCGCCACCGCCGCAGCCAGCGCCGCCAACCAGTGCGCTGATGCTGCCACGCGACGACGGCGTGGCGGCGGCGATGAGCTACGTGGAGCCGGTGGCGGCAGGCTACAACGTGCGCGACCGTTCAGCGCCGGATGCCTGGAAGAAGTACGACGACGAGCAGCTCCAGAAGGAGATCGCGCCGCACAGCTATCTGCCCTACGGCGTGGCCACACAGCAGGAGGCCGAGCATGCCTACCGCAGCACGGGCGAGAGCCTGCGCGATTGGTATCTGCCGACGACCACATGGGGTGCCGGGCTGACAGGAGCGACAGCGGCAGCGGCTAAGAGCCTGCCGGGACCGGCAAAGCTGGCTGGGCTGGCGGCGGGCTTTGCGCTGTCGCCAAGCGAGGCCGACGCCTCGTTCCTCAAGGCACCGCCGGGCAAGCTGCTGACCAGGGCCGAGAAGCTGCTGAGCGAGGGTGCGAGCGTCCGCGACATCTGGGACAGGACCGGCCTGTTCCAGGGTGCCGATGGCATCTGGCGCTACGAGATACCCGACAAGGGTAGCCGCTGGCTGGTCGATCCGATGAAGCTGGTGGGCGAGAAGAACCTGAAGCTGGGCGACGTGTTTGAACACAAGGCGCTGTTCCCGCAAGCGCCCTGGCTGCCTGAGACGAAGCTGACGGTCACCAGGGAGCATCCCGACATTGGCGGCGGCTTCCTGCGTGGCGATCCGGCGACCGGCAGGAAGCCAGAGATCGAGGTGAACGTGGACTACGCGCACGACACGCCGCACGGCGTGATCATGCACGAAGGGACACACGCCACCCAGGCCGCGCAAGACCTCAACGCCGGGACCAACATCAATACCAATCCGCTCAGCGCAGAAGCCCAGGACATCTACAACGACATGCTGGGCAAATTTCTCAACAGGCCGAGCGAGGCAGAGCTGCGGGCGCAAGGCATTGTCGGGAAGGGGTACAGCTACAAACAGTTCATGAAGGAATACAACGACGCGCTAAGCGATCTGCCGAGGCTCGACAAGGAGCTACGCGACAAGGCGGCGATGCAATCCTACACACGGTCAGCCGGTGAGAACGAAGCTGACATCGTGCAGCGGCGCGCCAACAAAGACCCGGAGTATTTGATAAACGTGCCGCCGCCTGCGGACTATCAAGTGCCGATTGAGAAGCAAATTGTTACTTTCAACAAAGGACAACTGAAGCTGCCGGATCTCGCCGTCGAGCCGTGGCAGATGGCGACGAAGAAACCGACAGGCTTCGCGCCAAGCAAGGGCTTCGCGCCTGGATCGATAGCCGAGCCGCCGGTCACGTCGCCGTCGATCATCACGCGCACGAAGCCCACCGAGGCCGACATCGCTGCCATCAGGGCGCGAGCGCAGGAGCCAAAGGTAGACAGCGAAGGCGTGTGGTCGCCACGTGGGCCGTGGCCGACAGCCGAGCGCGAGGTGTTCAGCACCAAGCCCAAAGACTACGAAGAGACATCGCAGATCGTGCCGCAAGTGTCGGTCAAGAGCCAGCTCCCTGGCCCGCTGCCGGGCGAGAAGCTGCCCAATGCTGGCCGGGCGCAGCAGATCATCGACAACGCCGATCCGCTCGCTGATCGCATCGCTGAGCGGCTCTACCCGCTGGTAAAGCGACAAGACCCGCTGCTGAAGTTCTACCACACCGCGCCGGTCATTCGCGGGCTGGGCAAGCATGCCGACATGACGCTGGCCGAGGCCAACGACCTGATGCGAAACTGGGCTGGGCAGGGAGCTGCAACGTCACCGCGCACCTCGACGCCACCCAACCTCCGCAATACCAGCTCGCTGATGTATGAGCGAGCGCAGGACAATCCGTTCACGCTGGAGCGGTTCAAGAAGGAAGGTAACATTCCCGGCTACGGCATGATGGGCATGCACGTTGGCCTGGGCGAAAAGTTCGCGGCCAATGCCGTCAACCCGTGGAAGAACCCCAAACCGTTCACATTCCGCGAAAACTGGAGCGGCAACCTCGCCGACGTGACCGGCGACACGCACAACATTCGCGGTACGTTATTCGAGATGGACAACCTGATGCCGGGCCAGCTCCACCCAAGCTGGTTTCATGGTGGCGAGAAAGGCGAGGCTTACGCCAAGTACAAGAGGGAGGGCTTCAGGGCGCTCGATCCCGGTGACATCAACGACAGCCTTGGCACCACGACCGTCAAGAAGGTCGAGCGTCAATCGGAATACTTGCCGATGGTCGAGCCGTGGTATCGCGCAGCAAAGAAGCTGGGCATCCACCCGGCGGAAGGACAGTCGGGCGGCTGGTTTGAGTATGGGCCAATTACCGGGCTGGCATCGCCGCCCAAGACCATTGTCAACTTGCTCAACGATCAGATAGCCGACACCGCCAAGACGCTGAATGTGTCGCCGGAAAAAGTTGTGGATTGGTGGGCGCACGGCAAGATACCGCTGACCGGCCTAGCTGGCGCGCTGGGAGCTGGCGGGATCATGGGCGAAGTAGCAGACCAAAGGAAATACAAATGACCTCCATCAACGAACCGCCAGACCAACCGCCAAAGGACGTAGTTTCTATCAACGAGCCGCCGCAAAAACCGCCGCAGCCAGGACCGCTGCATTATGGTATTCCCATCACGCTCTCCAACCGCTGGTAACAGGAGCTGACGCATGGCCCAATCTACAGTGACAGTGACGCCGCCTAACCCGACACCGCCGACGAACTATTCCTGCACTGGCGCGACCGGGCCTAATCCGCCGAACTTTACCAAAAACACTTACAACGACAGCAAGAACTGGGGTGGCGGCACACCGACATATCCGCCACCATACTTCGACGACGGCGCGGCAGGCGCGCTCACCCTGTTCGCCGCCCAGACCGCAGCCCTGGCATCCGGCACTGGTGCCACCGCAGGCGGCACCGAGAACAGCTATCCCGGCAGCGGCAGCGGCAACCCGCCGCCGATCAACTTCCTGGGTCCGGTCCCGGCCTCGACCAGCGTCCCGCACGAAGGCGCAGGCACCGAGAGCGTGGTCAGCCTGACCTACCCGCCAGCCTATGTCGGCGCGCCGCCGCAAGTGCCTACGGTGACGGTGGGCGTTGGCCCGGCGATGCCTGCGGCTGTAGTGGGTGGAGCGCCGTTCAGCCCCAACGCCTACCACGCCTCGTCGCTGTCACCGATCAATGCCGCGACGTTGACCAGCATCACGCCGGGCAGCTCAGTGTCGGGTGTCGGCACGACAACGCTCAGCGTGACCGGAACCAACTTCTCCCGGCAGAGTGTTATCTATGTGAACGGCGTGGCTCAGACCACGACGTTCAATTCCGCGACATCGCTGACTGCGCCTACGGTGACGAAGAAAACCTCCGCAGGGCCGTGGCCGGTGACTGTCATAACCGGCGGCGCAGTCACTACCGCCGCCCAGACATGGACGTTCACATGACGACGCAGAAGCAGGAGCAGACGACGCCACAGACCGGCCCTGGCGGCCCGTTCAAGGACCGGCCTACGCCACCAAACCCGGCTGACACTCCAGGCCCAGGCCCCGGCAAGGGCGACGACGTACACAACATACTTGGCGACAACAGACCGTTCGATTTCATCGAGCGCACCAAGCCGGAAGACCGCCTGCCGCCTGAGACGGCGCACGGGCAGATCACCCGCGACAACGTCAACCCCAACATTCCAAGCGCGCCCAAGGACGGCGAGCGTGGCATGGGCATCGTCGATCCCAACAGCCTGCACATGGAGCAAGGCAGGCAGGGCGCGGCGGTCCCGGCTGTGCCGGAAGGCAAGGAAGGCGAGGCACCGACGACGCCGCTGGCGATGGGGCGTGGCGCTGCCAGCAGCATCAACGAGCCGCTTGGCTCGTCAATCGGCAGCAACATGGACGAGAAGGGCCAGCCGATTAAGGGCGGCAGCGGAGGCACACCAGCACCCGACGAAGCCCCGGTCATCACCGAGCTGGACCCGGACGAATGCACCATTGGCGAAGAGACGTTCGATATCTTTGTCCACGGCACCGGCTTCACCGAGGACAGCGTGATCGTGTTCGCCGGGCAGGAGGAGCCGACAGACCTTGAGGATGACGGTTCGCTCTCGACCGGCATCAACATGGACGTGTGGAACGGCCCCGATACGGTCAAGGTGTCGGTGAAGAACGGTGACAAGACATCGAACGAGATGGATTTCACGTTCCATGCCGAGCCGACAACGCGCAAAGCGCCTCCCAAGGCGGTCAAGCGTAAGGGCAAGGGCGAGAAGGCCAAGAAGAAGAGCAAGCGGTAGTAGACGGCCAGGACGCGGCGTTGCCCTAGCAGGGGTTTCGCCAGCGCCGCGTCCTGTAATTGGGGGACAGATGCGTCTGGTGGAGATCGAGCCGGGGCGATTTCGTTTTGTGCGCGAGCAGACAGCTCCTGCGCGAAGCGAGCTGGCTTGTCCGTACATCATCAGCGACGAGATGCCGCCGGTCGAGCAAGTCGATGGGCGCTACTACACGTCGAAGGCCGCCTTTCGGGCCGTT